GATCCTCGAGTTATGGGATCAGGCGAACATGATGAGTTAACCATAGATAGTTTGGTCACGCGGCAGAACTTCATCACAACGTTCAACTGGTCTCCATCCAGCTCCCCGAAAACATTGTTACAGCAGATAAAGGTATTTCCATATCACACAGTTCCCAAGCCGTCAGATTCTTCGATATGTTATCCGTCCTACGGACTTCCAGCGTTAGAATTTTTGTATTGGCAGGGAACAATGATTATGAAGCTTCAAGTTGCGTGTTCCAATTTTCACAAAGGTAGATTGCTTGTTGTGTACGATCCGCAAGTGGCGGCGACCACATCGGAGTCCAACATTCAATATACATATGTGATGGATATTGCAGACCAGAAGGAATTGACGATTGAGATTCCCTGGTCACAACCTGAAGCATTTGGAGCAGCACCAGCAAACCACGGTGATCCCTCTTCGGCAGGTAGAGGTTTTGGTCTCGGTTTGACTAAGGATAGGACTGACAATGGTGTTGTATCAGTATTTGTGTTGAACGAGCTAACCACGCCTAGTTCCACTACTGACAGTGTCCAAATTAATACCTACGTGTCATTCAAGCCGGGGATGAAGTTCTTTAGACCTGAGAACTCCTATCGCTTGATGGCATTTGCTGCGAAGGCACCATTGTTGGAGAACCAAATGGGCGACATGCCCATGGATTGTGCCAAAGATTGCCAGGATCCCACTGGAGACCCCCCTGATTTTAAAACTGGTCAGGAGAGTGACCCAGATCAAGAGATGCTTGTGTATGGAGGCGAGAATATTCGCACCATGCGCGCATTTATTAAGCGACCGGCAATTACGTATACTATGCCCTTGATGGGTGGTACGCAAGATCTGTACCGTAATTCGTTCACTAACCCTATTTTCCCCCGCCCGCGCGGGTATTTTGCAGGTCAGAACAATAACGGTTACAATTATGCGATAAATTCGTTCCTTACCGTAGGTGTGCATGCATTTGCTGCATACAGAGGGGCGATACGTTGGAAATTTGTCTCTGCTGATAGCGATGGCTTCATGCAGATAGTACCCCAACGGAGGACTGAGTATGGTCTTTCGTATGGTACGGTGTTTAACCCACTGACATTTCCAGCACCACCATCTGATATACGCGCAGCTCAGTTAGCAGTGCAAACTAGCACTGTGGTGTCCAATAGAGCCAGGGAGATTCAGCACTCCCACTCTGTGCAATGTTTGGAAGGAGAACTGCCATACTATCTCCCATTGCGATTTACACCAACTAGTGACTTTGACTTTGAAACTTTCGATAACCAAAATAATCGAAGTTTCGCCTTCGAAATCTTTCGACGACCATCATCGCGGTTCGTCCAAGTTTTCGTTTCCGTAGGCGAAGATTTCACAGTCGGCCAATTTACAGGCCTCCCCCCCGTGGTAGGGGTAAGTCCACCAAC